ATTCAAAAAGAAGTCTGCATTAACAGAACCAGCATTACCATCAACACGATAGTTGACAGTATACTTTCCTGTGCAGTCGAATTTAGGAAAATGTTGTGACAGTACATTCAACCAAACACGATCTTGACCCCAACCGCCATGCCATACTTGTGCTAATTTTATCGCAACTTCAGTTTTAATGCAATAGCAATTAGTATCTATATGATTAACACCATGATATGTTTTCCACTTACCAAGAGATTCACAGTCATCATTACATATGTATTCACCATCTTTTGTACACACCTTTCGGAGTGAATAGGACCAGTCCAGGTTCTTTTCTTCTATTGTTTTGATGCAGTTCTCAATATGATCTGGTTCAAACCAACAGTCTTGGTCCAGGTAAACCACATACTTGGTATCAATTAGATGGGTGAAAGCGGCATAGATTCTGTGACCATAGAATCCGTTTGCGCCAACATTAAGTGGTAGAAAACACCTTTCCAGGTTCTTTCTTGACAAAAAATCATCCGTAATGATTCTTGTTTTGGAATGTGCTTTTGGTCCATCCGCAATAACATAACATTTTGATTCATAAGATTGATTCATTACGCCACGAATGGCATCTTTTAACTCTGGTTCACCAGTAGTTGGCATAATCACAGTCACGCTCATAATTTAACCTCTTGTAAGTTTCAATATAATTTCTATTTGTTTTTCAATAATAGGTTTGCGGTTTGGCCAGTAGATATATTCTTTGTCGCCTGTACTATGTAGTTTCTTTAGGAGAGGCACAATTATTTTCTCAATATCTTCCAGTCTCTTTTTGTAGTCTTCAGCTGTCTGTTCTGTTTTGTTGATTGCTGAATTATATTCTTCTTCCGATACGGCCGAGAAACCGTAATCGAAATCAGATTCTTTATATTCTTTAAAAACTTTGTCGAATTCGTTTAATGGCATTATTTGTAGGAGTAATCACACATCATACGGGTAGGATAACCATCACCGCCTTGTGTATCACGTATGTTGAGTTTAAGAATGTAATGACCGGTTTCTATTTCCATGTCAATACGCTTACCATTACCGGATTTACCACCATAGTATACAGTACAAGAAGTTGGTGTTGCGGCTTCTGTCATATACTTTTTATCAATATCATAAACCTCAGTTTTACCGGTCAATTTATGAACAATAGTATAACCATGGCCAACACCTGAAATTAAGAAGTTTTTCAATTCAGTTTTCTGTTTCGGTGACATTGTTTTCCACACATCTTCATTGTAACCCTTTTTAAGTTTACCATTGTAAATATCACAAAACAATGCATCATTAATATTAAACATGTTCAAAATTTTTAAACCGTCTTTATTTTTGATGCGACCAGTTTTAATTTCTTCTGGAGAAAGAACAGTACGTACACCAGAATTAAAAAATGTAACTGTGCCGCCAGTTTTCAAACTCAGATAAATTTCTTTTTTACCATCACAGACTAATGTAATATCGGTAACAACGGGCCCCAGATTGTTATCTTGTACAGGAATCTTTGATGAAATCAGAACTTGTGGTGTAAAAACAAAAGGTCGTTTGTTGTTCAGTTCACCAACCATTTTAACTTCTAGTTTTTTAACATTATTTAATTTGTGTAGTTTGACAATATCATCAACTGCTTGTTGCAATTTAGAATCGGTAATTTTTGTACCTTGCCACCATTCCGTAATTGCTTCGGCTAGTTGACCTTCATAAGCATTACCTTTGTTCTGTACACCTCGGCCGCCAGATGATCCAGAACCAAACTTCATTGTTATTTTAGATACTTTTGCCTCTTTTTTTATTTTTGCGAGGTCTATATCGGTTTGCAAATCTCTGGTAACATTGATCTTACTAATAGAAGCAGGATCAATGTTGATTGGTGTTTGCAGTTTATTAAACTTATCTTTAAGGTATGCAAAGACATTTATAATCTCATCAATCTTTGCTTTGTCACCTTTCAGAGTTTGCTTAATTTCCGTCGCAGTTTTTGGGAAAAATGTATAAGCCATAAGTTACTTTCAAAAAAAGTATTTATCTTATGATTTGGATCTCCTTTCCAGAAGTCCAGACCTCTAAATCGGTTTTTAATTTATTTTCCTGTTGTAATGTTGCATATCGACTTGAAGCTTTGTTTTTCCACCATCTGATTAGATTCTCAAGATGATGTTTCTCATAGTTTTCACCAGGAACTAATTTGTCAGTTTTGCAGTTGACATAATCTACCATATTACTGAATCCATAATCACTGATATAGTATCTCTTCTGTTCTGTCAAATTCTTTGCTTTATTTATTGTATCATTAAAGGCTGTTAAGGCGTCTTTATCACTCTTTAATGATTGTTTAGTCATTGCAATGATTGCCATTGTTGTTTTCAGTTTTTTACTTGATGATTCTGGATCAACGATATCACCAACTATACTCTCAACAAAACTTTTCAGGTCTTCATAGGGTTTGCCGTGCATAAGTGGTACGAAATCACTATCAGTCAAACCTTTGAAACGAATGAAAGGTTTCATGCCATCATATTGAGAAACTGTCTTTGTACTACCATACAAACTGGTTGTCTCAAACAAACACATGTTCATATTGTATTTCTTGTTGACAATTTCACGAACTTCATGTGATGTGCAGATGCTTGCAAGAAGTTTACCACCAAGATAATTGTAACCGAATGGTTGTGCAGGAACGATTACGAATCCCATCATTGCAGAATCATTGAATCGTTTCGCCCATTCTGGTTGTTGGGTGAAGACCTGCGCCAACATTTCATTTCTTGGTTTCATATTGATTACTGGTGAACCAAGGCGAATAAAACCAACAATCTTCTTCGTGTTCTTTTCGATGACAGCCAGGCGAACCTGGCGTCCAACAGGAGAAATGTTGATATGTGAACTGGTGATATTCAGTAGATTTTCCCATTGATCAATTGGAATCTCACACACTTCAAAATCCATATCGGCCGGATTCATACTGAAATCTGAAAATAAATCATCTTCTAATGGAAAAAGAGGATTGCTTGGCATTTCAGAAAGAGATGCCAACTTCTGATCTCGCATATATTCATCGATTCGATTGAATTCACCAAAGTAGTCTTTGAATACTTTTGCACAATGAATTCCATCTTGTATATTTAAATTCATACTTTAAAACCCTCAAAGGCCTTTTTGGCTTTCATTTCTCTGTTACCGAAAGTGTTCAATGGTTTATCTTTACCTGAATCAATAATATCATCTTGTGCAGATTGTTCCACATCATACAGGCGCATCTTCGCTCTGTCAATACCTAGACTGAATCGTTTGTATTGTGTTGGATCAGAATAACGATTCTTCAACTGTTTGACCATGATCTGACCAAGTTCTTCCAGTTCTTCAGAAGAAATCAATGCAAACATCAAGTCTGCTGTAGCGGGCAAACCAAAAGACTCACTTGTGTCTTCCAATCCGGGGTCGGAAGAAGTATATCCACTTCTTGTTGTTTGTGTCGCAGAAACAATTGGTACTCCGAATTCAACGGCAAGACCTCGCAATTCCTCTGCGATTGCTTTAACATAGGTATATGAATTAACGTTTGATCCGGTTTTAATGCGAGAACTACAACAAATATTGAGGTAATCCACAAAAATAATATCAGGAACAAAGCTTTTCTTGAGATTAAGTTCATTCAACAATGTCCTAAAATGTGTTACTGATGCTGCTGCTGTTGGATATTCTTTGATGATTAATTTGCCAACAGTTTTTTCTCTTAACTTAACGATTCTTTTGTCATACGCATCCTTAGATAAGTTGACCAAATCATCAACAGTGACGTTCAACAAGTTCGCATCAATACGTTCTGCGATCTTTTCTTCAGCCATTTCCATGGTGATATATAGCACATTCTTGCCTTGAACCATACATGATGCAGCAACGTGACACATGAACAAACTTTTACCAACGCCAGTGCCTGCAAGAGCAATATTCAATGTCTTTGCAGGAAGGCCACCTTTGGTGATTTTGTTGAAGTATTCCAAATCGAAAGGAATCTTTTCTTCTTTGCGGTGATAAAAGTCAAAACGATCATCTGAATTTTCCAGATAATCGTGACCAACAGAATTGTCGAAACTGATTGCCAGTGCATCAGAAAGAATCTTCGGAATCTGACCTTTATCGTGTACTTTATCTTTTCCGTCTAGAATAGAAATCGAACCGAGAACTGCATTATAAATTGCTTTTTCTTGGCAAAACTTTTCCGTTTTATCAACGAGCCATTCAATTTTCGATACTTCTTTTTTAGACGCATCGATTTCTTGTAAATAAGATTCGCAGTTCTCTAGTTCTGAATCGGTCAGGTTTCTATTTTCTTTGATGGACAGAACCAATGACTCAATTGAAGGTGTCGAGTTGTACGATTCAACAAAAGAAGTAATTTCGTTGAAGATTGTTTTATCGGTTCTATCGGTGAAATACTCAGGTTTTATGAAAGGTAAAACTTTGCGTAGATACTCATCATTGTAAATTAGGTTTTTCAGTATTGTCTGTTCCAGTTTCATCAATAATATCCTCATCCATATTAGATGACATTATTTCTACCAATAAGTCACCAATATAATTTTTGAAATCTTCGTCTTTTTCCAGCTTTGCTGGTTTCTTGACTTCAGATTCTAACACATCATAAGCAAAAAGTAAATGAACTCCGTCACTTTCTTCTTTTATTTTAACCTTACCATATTTGAATACGGTATCTTTATAAGGTCCTTGTAGAAGCCTGATGTGAACTGTTGTTGCATCATTCTTAGGATATATGTAACAGAAATCAATACCCTCAATCATTTAAAACACCCTCATCGTCCTCACTCTGCATGATTTCACTTGCAGCAACACGATACTTATTTTCAACAAATTCTTGGAAAGATTTTTGTTTCAAAACAGACAACCAGAACTCTTTTGAGTGAGTGTCCTTTTCCCGATACTTCTTATCTTCTACTTCACCGGAGGAAACATCCACTTTGCTATACCACCCATTTGAGGGTTTGATGACATGTCCGGATTCCAATGCAATATCAAGTAAGCCTGACCAACGGCTAATACCACCATCAAAAGATACAGACACAGGGATTTTAGATTTTTCTTTAACATACCTACTCTTTTCTACGTTAATAATAAAGTTGTAACCAACAATTTCAGTTCCTTCTTTTTCTTGTTGGCGACCAATGATGAAAATGTTGTCGGCAGAATAGTAAGAACCTGTACCGCCACCAACGATATCTTTCGGGAACATACCAATTTCTTTGTATGTGTGATTGACAACAATCATTGGAATATCTTTGAGTGACAAGTGTGGTGTCACCATACGGAACAAACTTTTAACTTGTTTTGCGCGGGACATATCTGCAACAGATTTACCCTCAAGTGCATCTTCGACCTCTTTCTTGGACGCAAGGTTGCCAATTGAATCAATCACAATGATAAGATGTTCACCACGTTCCAATTGTGTCAACTGTTGCATCACATCAAACTTTAATTGTTCAATATCCGTAAGAGGAGTATGGAGCACCCGCTCAGTGTCGATGCCAAAGCTATCGAAATAAGACTGCGGAGTACCAAACTCAGAATCGTAGAATAGGAGTGCTGCATCGGGATATTTATCTAGATAAGACTTAGCCATCAACAGAGAAAATGCAGTCTTAAAATGTTTGGATGGACCTGCCCACATAGTAAGACCTGGTGTTAAACCACCATCTAGTTTACCAGACAAAGCAATATTGATTGCTGGAACTGCCGTTGGAATCATATCCTTTTCAGTAAAGAATTTTGATTTCGCCAGAATAGCAGAATCTTTGATGCTGCTGTTCTTTTTAATTTTATCAAGAATACTCATATAATTTCCTTTTCATTTCAACTGAAGAAGTCTTCCAAAGAATTGTTCTTCTCAACTTTCCATTTCATACAATCCAATATCACACGAATTGGTTCCAAAAATGCTTTGTCGAATTGTACATCGTAATCAATAAACCTGTCAAGTTCAAACTCTTTTGGTATTCTGGAGGGAAAAGAGATAACGGTATCTTTGAAGTGATTTGGCATTTTGAGATAGGTGAATTTAATCTTCTCACCTTCTTGAATCTTCTGATACTTCTTTTCCAATCCCATCAATTTCAGATTGTGATTATAAAGAATTGCACCCTTAACATGAATTGGTGTACCTTTCTTATATAGTGTAACGGAATCAGAATATGTACTCAGACCGTTAAGACCACGTGGGAAAGATATATCTTCTGGCGGCAATCTTTTGAACTCTTCTCGGAAGTTGGCAATGAAGTTTTGAACATCATTCTCGGTGCCAGTCATCATCAACTTGATTACTGCTTTCATCTTCTCACGAATTGCCGATGGTGTGGATGATTTAATCATTTCAAGACCCATGACTTTCATGTCAGGTTCTTTATATTGAACACCTTCGTTATTGTACACATTCAGAATGTAACGTTTCTTGGCAGTCCACACACCTTTGTTGGACAGACCTTCACGTTTCATTTGCATCTTTTGTGAATATGCCTTAACATAATTAGCAAGTTCTCCATAAGACTTGTCAATAAACGGTTGAATCTTAGTCTCACAAACTTTATCCATGAAGGATATCGCCTTGTTAATATCTTGACTTCTGTCCCCCATCGCATGTTGCACCAAAGGTCCAAGATTGAGATAGATTGAGTCAGTATCTGATGCAATGACATAATCAACACCTTCTGTTTTAAGTACACTATTCATGTACTGGTTAATTTTGTTTTCAATCCAACGAATAGAAAGCTGGCCAGCAGTAGTAACACCCAAAGCCATCCGTAGGTCGTAAAATCTAAAATACTGAGAACCCAAAGCGCCATAAGCAGAATTGAGAGAGACTTTCTTAGCGAGTTGTAGGTTGTTGTATCTCGCGATCCGTTTCTCAATGTCATACTTCTTTGAATCATCGGTTTCATTTTCATATTCCTGTTTCGCAGCCAACATCATCTTTTTGAACTTGCTGCGGTCAACATACATTTCTTCCATCATCTTAGGCAAGAAACCTTGAACGTCTGTTCGGAAGTATTGTCCGTTAGGTGTGATTGTAACACCAGATAATTTTGATGTATCAATTTGACATTTCAAAAGTTTATCAACGGAAACACCTTGCGATAGAACATCACGCATTTCTTGTGTGTAGTCTGCCGGTTCGATTAGAGTTTCTGGTGAAATGTTATACTGCATCATCAGATGAGGATACAGACTGTTCAAGTCGAAACTGGCAACCCAGTTGTGTAGACCAACCTGAGGTTCTTTGACATATGCGCCTTCGAATGCAGAATCTTTGTCCTGCACTTCGCGTGGAGGAACAATGATCTTCTGTTGCAACAGATAGGAATATGTCAGTGAATCCCACATGCGTGTCTGTGCAAACACATCTTCATAGTTACACTTGGTATCATATGCAAGAGTCAGTGCCAGTTCCAATAGTTTCAGTTTATCTTCCAGTTTTAGAATCAGTTTAACGTCTTTGATGTTATATTCAATAAACTTCTGGAAGTTCAATCGATACAGTTGATGCAGGTTTTCATATTCATCGTATGAAATTTTACCCTCACCAAGTTCAACGTTTGCAATATTGTCAAGGCGATAAGATTCTTGTGACTTACCACCTGGCGCATACCACTTGTAGAGTTCGATGTAGTCTAGGGATTCGACACCAACGAAACTGTAGGCAATCAACATTCTACCATTAATGTTTGTCTTGCGTTCAGAAATGTAATTCCAAGGAGAAAGTTTCTTTGCATCATCTTCACCTAAGATTTTACGAAAACGATTTACAAGATATGGAATATCAAAGAACTTTGTGTTCCAGCCAGTGATAACATCAGGACAATTGTCCGACCACAACATCAGAAACTTTTTACAAATAGTCCATTCGTCTTTGCACTTAACATAAACTTCATCACCTTGTACTTCATAGTCACCACAACCGAACACATAGGTTTTGCCGTTGATGTAGGTGATTGCGATTGCGGTGATAGGTTCGTTGGCCAGATATGGATCAGGGAATCCGTTTTCTGAACCGACCTCAATATCTACGATAGCGATAGAAACTTTATCCTGATCCCAATCAACCATCGTAGGATGTTGATCTGCAATGAATGCATATTCATACCTGGTGTTGCCATAGATTTTTGGTGCACCAGGAATGCCGTCATACTTCTTAAAGAATTCTCGCGCTTCGTAGATACTGTCAAAACGTTTTTCGGACAAGTCCAGACCATCAAGGGATTTGTGGGTGCCTTTATCTTTTTTGGCAGGCAAGTAGAGTGATGGCTCGTAGTCAATCTTTTGTTTGATACGTTTTCCGTCCATGATCCCGCGATACAGGATCTTGCCGCCTAGGGCTTGAACATTGGTGTAGAAATTAGACATTAACCGGTAATGATGCTTTGTTGTTTAGGTAGAATGATGCCGGTGCCAAATATTTGATTATAATTACTGACAAAATCTTCAGCAGGAACATAGGAGTATACTACATGTTGCTTGTTGATGGCAACCTGTGTTCCAGATTTTTGTTCTGCGTGGAGTGGAAAAGGTGCAAATCCCACATTCGGTGCACCATCTTTACCTCTTACCACCGCGACACCGACAGGATTTGTCAGTAATACAGTGGTATCCGTTTCTTCACCCACTTCAGCCAAGACTTCTTCGTGAGTTACAAGTTTAAATAACATAATTTTCATAGATTGTCCTTTCGTGATTTACATAAATACTTATGAAGTTCATTTTAACACAAACTTCAATCACTGTCAATATACTCCTAAAAGAGGCAAAAAATGATTAAAAAGCTTACCGCAATGCTTTTTGTCATGGTTACATTTTCCGCAATGGCAGATCCCATTGTGACTGATTCGACTAGTAGAAGCACCACACAAACTACTTCTGAAAGTACAACAACCGTAAAATCTCCACCACCAACAGCCGTGGCTCCTGCCGTCACAGTCATCAACTCTGATGTTTGTGCAGTTGCTGTATCTGGTGCAACCCAAACTCAAATTCTTGGCATTTCTTTTGGTGCAACAATGACCGATAAGAATTGTGAAAGATTAAAATTAGCCCGTTCAACATATGACATGGGCATGAAAGTTGCAGCAGTTGCTATTATGTGTCAAGACGAAAGAGTGTTTACAGCAATGATGAATGCTGGAACTCCTTGCCCAATAGACGGTAAAATTGGTGAACAAGCCAGAGCACTTTGGGAAGCAAATCCAGATAGAATTCCAAAAAAAGTTAAGAGTAAAGACTAATGAAACTCTGGAGTTTATTAGTTGCATCTGTACTGAATATTTCGGTAGCACAAGCACAAATAGTCACAATTCCAATTCCTGGAAGCCCATTGTCTTTAAATTACATGGCTAATCCACAGCCATTGCAGAACATACACAATAATCCAGCAGCAACACGATATCAATTGTGGGATGATGGCTGGGCAAATGTTCCTTTAGATTTTAATTTTCCGTTCTTTGATAGAACATTTAATAATTCTACAATGTACAGTAATGGTACAGTACAGTTTGGTCCACATAATCCAGGAAACAATACATTTTGTTGCAATGGTATAACTATCGATAGAAATACTCCATCAGCATACAATTATAGCATTTTAATGATGCAGACTGATATGTATGGTGCTTCAGGTAATAATCACTATTCACTTGGCAATTCGAATAGTATGACATATGGTTGGTATAATGTTGAACGACTTGGTGTTCCTCAAAATAAAACCAGTTTCGAATTAAAGATTGATAACACCGGAAATATCGATATGCGTTGGACAGGAGCATTGATAACGATGAACACTCCAGCAATTGGTGTTATTGGTGATGCTTCTAAGGGTGAATTTGCAGTCATACAACAAGGTAGTTTGAACCAGAACTTTACTATTCCTGGTTTGACACAAGTAACCACTGGTCAAACAACCGACATTATTATTGATCCTTGTACAAGCAATCCTTTGTATTCACCAACTTGTGCAGGTTATCAAGCAGCATATACTCAACAACAGTGTTCAATTAATCCATTGTATTCCACAACTTGTGCAGGTTATCAAGCAGCATATCATAATCAACAATGTTCAATTAATCCATTGTATTCCACAACTTGTTCTGGATATGCAGCAGCATATCATAATCAACAGTGTTCTCTTAATCCATTATATAATTCTACATGTCCAGGATATCAAGAAGCATATCATAACCAACAGTGTTCTATTAACACACTATACTCAACAACATGTCCAGGGTATGCTGCAGCTTATTTGAATCAACAGTGTTCTCTTAATCCATTATATTCCACAACTTGTTCTGGATATGCAGAAGCATACAAAGCACAACAGTGTAGTTTAGATGGACTATATGATAGAACTTGCCCAAATTATGCAACGGCATATGCAACTAAATTGTTGCTTGAAAGACAAGGTACGGCATCAACTGTTGCAACCGCGGGAGAAATTGCACGAAATGATCCTTCACCAACATCCACAACAGTTTCAACCACAACTCCTTCAGCTTCGGTTGGTGCAGATGGTTCAGTTTCGGTTGGTGTGTCTAGAACAGGTGATACAAATATTGATAGAGCAATTGCTGCACCGCCACCAACAACAAACTCAGCAGCTGCGCCAGCAGCACCTGTACAGTTGGTGGCTCCTGCGCCTGCGGCAGCTGGACCTAGTGCTCCTGCACCAGCATCTGCATCTAAAAATGAAAATTCAGAAAGACCATCTGGTGGATCAAGCGGATCTGGTGGTTCTGGTGGTTCAACCCAACAAGCGCGAAGTGGTGAATCTAGACCTGCACCAAGTGCTCGTCAAGAATTACAAGCAAGAAGAGAAGCTGCAGCAAGAGCTGAAGCAGTAGAAAAAGGTAAGAATCTTGCCAACGAAATGGGTAAAGCAGCCGATATCGAATCGCAGAAACAAATTCAAAACGTAGTGATTCAAGCGATGGGATTTACACCAGGATTTGATAATTATAGTAAAGTAACGTTGACTGATGCTCCTGGTTATAGACCATATTCAATTTATGGTGGTCAGAGAACTATTGATAATCGTAATACAGCTAGAATGTTTGGTGCAACAGATAGATTACATCAAGAAATGGTCAATCAACAATACAAATAAGGAAGAAAAATGTCAGAAGAAATCAAAGATGTTAATAAAAAAATTGATGAAGCAGAAGCTGCTGTTAAAAAATATGCTAGCAAAGATACTGTGATCAGTATTGGTGGTTATGAATTTACACCAGCAAAATTAATGATTGCATTCACTTTAGTTTCATCTGCACTTGGTGGATTGTATGGCGCATTTGAAGTCTATAAAGACTACCAAGGTATGAAGAAAAAGATTGCGGAATATGTTTCACCGGATCTTAGTGAATTCGATAAACGTTTGGCAGTCATTGAAGAAAATTCAACCAAGACTTCAGACTACACACGTGATATCAAAAATGATTTGAAGAATGATATTCGCCGTAATGAATCAGTAACTGAACAAGTTGAACGTGGTGTTAAACAGGCTCAGAGAGAAACAGAAGCTGAAATGAAAGAGATGCGCCGTGCTGTACGTGAGGATCTGGAAAAAGCCAGATCAGAAGCTAATGCAATCAAAAAAGATATGGAACAAACTCGTAGAGAAATCAACACAGAGGTTAGCACTGCACGTAGAGAAATCAGCCGTGAAGTTGAATCTATGAAGAGAGAAGTTAAGAAGGATGTTGAAACTTTAACGAAAGAAGTTGACAACAGAATTCAAAAGGCCCTCGACAATCCATTGGCCAACAGATAATTTAGATGTGATGGTTGCGGGTCACGGAGTTGCACCGGAACTGAGGATTATGAGCCCACTGTGATACTGTTTCACCAACCCGCCAAATTATTTCTTTTTATTTAATTGATCCTCTAGAAGTTTGAATGCTTCGTCTTCAGCGATTGCATCATCGACTTCTTTTGGATCTTTTTTCTTGAAAATATTATCCCAATTTTCTGAAAAAGTTTTTTGATCAACACTGTATGGTCTTGGACTTGATCCTTTGCCACCATCAGACATATTAATCTCCGTAGATTAAAACAATACTTGTTGATGATACAACGTATTTATTGTCGATTGGTACGGCTGCATTCCAATCAAGCAGTACAACATCACCAACAGATACATCTTCAGCATCTGGACCAACAGCTAAAACTTTTGCTTTGTCTGGTTCCGGTGAGGACCTTAGAATAATTCCGGAAGCCGTAGTTTTTACATTCTCCACACGTTCAACAACAACTTTATTTTTCAGTGGTTTAATATTCATAATGTCCTCAAAAATGGAGCGGTGGACTGATTCACACAGCTAACATGAAGGGGTACTTCATATCGTATTATTACACACCGCATAAAACTGGAGCGGGATAGGAGAATCGAACTCCTGGCTTTAGCTTGGAAGGCTAAGGTATTACCATTATACGAATCCCGCAACTAACTTGGTGCCCCATGAGAGAATCGAACTCCCGTACCCGGATTACAAAACCGGTGTAATACCATTATACTAATAGGGCAAA